ATTCCGGCCACGAGTTCCGAAAAATTCTTCTTGGTCTTTGCAGATTTCTCGAACTGCTAAGACCTTTCTAATATCAAATCCCATTTTCCAATCAAAGGGTGCGACTGCCGTGAACGCAAAATCACGAGCATCGTCTTCTTGAGGCATAACACCCCCGATAAATTTCCCCTCGATGTTTAATTCTAAATCTTTGTCCTGCATAAAGTTTAGTTTTACATCCCGAAAATCACATAGGTCATAAAAGCGAGGCTCAAATAAGCCAACCCATTTATTACGACCCAAATTATTTTCCAAAAGATTTTCATTTAATTAAATTTTTCTTCGAGCAAATCATTTATCTTTGCCTCGATTTTTTTAGCGGCCTTAAATCCTAGTAGGGCCGAATTCTCCAAGATGCTTTTTATTTCAGTGATAGCGATGAACCATTCAACAACATCATCGAACCACTCCGGCATCAAAGAAAGTTTTTGAGATTGATGAGCCATTATCAAAAGCAATAAATAGAAAAAGAATTTATAAAACACCTTAGAAAATTTCCACGATGTAAATTTTTTTCTTCTGATCGCATTTGCTGTGCCAAAAATCCAATCAATAACTACGAGCCAAGCAAGGACTTCGATGATGACTGCATCATAACCAATGCAAGAAAAGAGGTAGCCTCCCACTATTGAGATAATCGCCTTAACCTTAAAATTAGATGTGATTGAAATAAACGAATATTCCCACGCCTCTTTTACATGCATATGTTCTTTTTGTTTTAATTTATTATTTACCGGCATATGGTAGCGAGGCATCCCCCTTGTAGGCGAAAAAGAAACCGGCAACCAATAAGAGAATTTCCTTGAACGGAATTTGAGCCAAGACATCTTGACCCGATAAAACTGCTTTGATTATTGCCATCAAATAGGCAATACATAAAACAATTATCAACAGCAATAAAACGACTTTTGTGACTGATTGTAAAATGTTATTCATAGTAAGTATTAAGTTAGATTATTATATTATATTATTAGCGAGATTTTCGACCAAGAAATACCGCTAATGTTAAATAAGAAATCGATGTTTTTTGACCCCGACCACTTAACATAAATGTAAAGAGCCACTTAACATTTTTGTCAGAGGCACTTAACATAAATGTCAACTGCCCTCCCGTCATCAACTTTTCATCCACAGTTTTATCAACATAGTTATAGGCCGAAATTTCTTCCGGCCTCGAACCTTTCAAGAGTGGCTTTCGAGCCACTTAGATGGAGGAATAAATCCCCCATTCGGACTGAACCACACTTCGGCGAGGTAATCATAGATTTCGGCAGGTGTTAGATTTTCAAACACGGTGTGAAAAGAATTGTGAAATCCATCGGGCACTCTTTTGATGTTTTGCCTTTTTGAATTTCCTCCTCGACTCGATGGAATGATGTGATGGTCAGTAATCGTTAAATTGTTTTTTCCCATCATTGCCTCTCTTTCTTTTTTGTTTAATGAACGATTGTGATTATATTAAGCCAAAAACTTAAAACTAATAAAATGAGTAATCCCCCCGAGAGCAATATCGCAATAATAATTGATTTCATAAACGACTAGGCGATTAAATTTCCGTAGAGTTGCCATGTATCAGTCGCAATTTTAATCAATGTCGCTTGTCCTCCTGCACCGGCTATCGACTTATAACTTGATAAAGAATTGATGGTGACTCCTGCACCGGAAAGAGTTACTTTTCCCGCACCTCCTTGAATTAAATAGATTTCAGTTCCTATAGGGAAAGCAACGACCGAATTAGTTGGGATGGTGACAGCGATGGCAGATGCATTTGTTAGAACGACATACTTGAAAGCATCGATTAACGCCAATGTGTAGGTAGTGCCGACCTGCATATTGTTCTTGATCGGAACAGCCAAGACACCCTCATTGTTTAGTCTTGGTAAATTATATTCCTCACCAGTTCCGGCAGACTCGATTGCATTATTTCCACAATCTAAATATAGAGTGGCATTATTTCCCGAGATGTCCGTTCCTGCTGATGGTGTCATTAGTTTCAAAATCTTAGATGCACGACCAAGAGTGGAGGATGTTATAATATATTTATTTGTAGAATATGCGACTGTTTCAGTTTTGCCGGTGACAGCACGAATGGCCGCCTGAACCTGCGATGCGATTAAACTTGTAGATAGAGCAGTTAGAGGTTGACCATTGACGGTAAAATTTATACCTCCCCAAGCATTCATGCCAGACAAAATGCCCCCACTATAAACGCCCTTATAAGCACCCCCCAAACTGTTGTTTCTTATATTTGCCGAACCGGTTGTCTTTCTAACACCGATTGCGTATTTAACACCTGCCGATAAAACAATATTCAAAGATGTAAAATCTCCGGTATTAGAATAGTCACCATTTCCCGCAACAACTGTTCCCAAAACGACTGCGGGGGCATTTGCGACTGTGGTGGCGATAAAGGCCTCAGTATTACCGGCATTCGCATTCATTCCTAAAATACCACCGGTTGTAAGTTTCATATCACTAGCACCGACTGTAAATGTTTGAAAAATACAATATGTTCCTGTGATCGTATCACCAGTATAAGAGTCAGCACCGGCGGCATAACCCATTGAAGTATTAGTGCCAACGATTAAAAATTGAGGAGAAATATTGTCCCAAACAATTCCATCTATATTTATTTTGAATTTTCCGTTATCTCCCGACCTAGCCAATGCAGTAAAAACTGAAACGATAGACGGATTGATGCCACCAGTTAAAAAACCAGATGCTTGAGGTTGCACGCTATCGGGGTTGATAGAGCAAACATTTTCAGCAGGTAATTTTTCTTTTTTTGCAAAGATGTATTTTGCTAATCCCATATTTTTGTAAAATTATTCTTCATCGTTTTTTAAGCCCCTCTCTCTTAAAACATCGCGATATTTTTTATTATCTTTTGAGTTATCTTTTAGAAATTGGAATGGTAAATTTTCAGCATTGAACTTTTCTTTTTTATCATTGACTTTTGCACCAAGTAAAACATAATCGATAGCCATTAGGCTAACAATATTACAAGCCTCGCCCTCATCATTGACTTCAATATCAACCGACAAAATCATTTTTCCGTTTGGTAATTTTTCTGATGTTGTTTTTATATTACTCATAGTTTTATTTTAGCACATTTTTTAAGCACTGACCAAAGTATATTTGCAAGAAATAACTAAAGCGGTCTGTAAATCTTTTGCCCAATTTAATCCTGCAAGATGTGACCATAACATTCCAGTATTAACACCGGCCAAACCATCAATAAAATTTCCGAATTCTTTATAAGTGCCGGAACATTCTGCCTCTGTAAATAAAACAGTTAGATAAGCGATGTTGCCAAGAGCAGAACCCGAGATGACATCATTTCGATATGCCTCTGTAATTAGTTGAGTGTCCGATGCGGATGCTGAACCGACACCAGTTCCCAAAGCGGCTTTTGTAATTTCTCCGGTATAAGTAAAATCACCGACTAATCTTTTTGTGACTGCCGAGAAACCATTATTGCAAATAACATTTTTATGTTCGTCACAAAATGTCATCGTGCCGAGGCGGTATTGACTACCAAACCACTCAAGAAAATTGACCCTTTTAATCCCCGAAAGAACGGGGAGAATGGATGACCTCAAAGCGAGTAAACTCAAATTGTAGGCTTTTTCCCATCCGGTCAAAGTTCTTTGATCGTAGAATTTAGCTGTAATATCGCCTCGGGCGACTAATTTTTCATTGATGTTGTTCATATTCTTATAAATTATTTATGAAAGTAAACTTAAATCTAATCGAAACTCTCTATCGGGGTCTGTGTTTGAGGTGGGTGTGAATGGCCCGACACAAAAGTTTGGGTAAACACCTGCACCGAACGGGTCTTTTAATACTTCCTCCCCGACATTTACATCCTGCCAATCATTCATTTTCGCCTTGATTGATATTTCTTCGGTGACATTTACTTGAACCCAATCACAATAGTATTTTTTAATAACTTGGTCTTTGTTTAATTCAACTGTTTTCTTTCCATCCATTAACTGATTTTGTAAAAATGCGATGATGCCGATTGTCTTTGTTGTGGCGAGGTCAACTTTCCAAACACCCTTAGTCTGCGAGAACATTCTCAATGAAACTTTTTGAATGACGAAACTCTCGATAGTGTTTAGCGATGGAAGATTGATTGAAATTAACTGACCCGATGCGAAACCGGATTGATAAGTATCAAATGAACCCTCTCGAATAGATGCGGCATAACTATCTAATTGTGATTGAGCATAATTTTTCGCCTCATCCTCACTAGCAATCGTCTTATCGATTTTTGAAAACTCATAGCGACCGAATTGAGAAATAGATGCAATGTTTTCGACTTGAACAATAATCGGGATGAGTGGTTTTCCAGTAATTTGAATAGCAGTATTTAGAGCAGGTGCGGAAATAAAGCGAACATACTTCTCATTGTAATTCCACATCGCCTGATAATCAGCATCTTTGTCGATGTTATCGACTCCAACAGTATAATTGACTGATGGTGCGGACTCCTCTGCGGTCACAGCATTGAATGATGGTTCAGTTGCAACAACCTTTTTAATGATGACGAAATCCCAACTTGTAGAACCTCCGGTCACAGGACCATCATCGTATCTTTTACCCAAACCGATTGGCTCTGCGGAAACTGTATTTGTTAGAGTGCCATAATCTTGTGCGGTAGTTAGGTCAGAATAATTTTTTAATATCATCGCAACAGTAGATGCGAATGTTTTGAAACTTAATAAATAATCAACATTGTCCGGCATTTCAGCACCAGTCAACCCGACCCAGTTTGAGTCATTTCTGTAATATCTTGAGTTTGTTCCCGGATGGTTTAACATACCGATGCCATTCGCGGTGCTACCAAAAAAACCACCAGTCATAAGGCCACCAGTC